ATGTATGTTATCCGTTTTCATTCTCTCTGTTTATAAGCGCATAACTAACTACTACTTCAAGTTTGTTAGCTGTTTCTGCTTGCGCTTTTATAGCATCTCCTGCTTCTAAATTCAACCCCTGTTCTGTAGCGTTGACCGTACTTGTAGCAGGTATGTCCTTTCTAAAAAATTCTACATCTGTACTAGCAGATGAATCTCTTAAATCACAGTTAACTAATACAGCCCCTGTGCTGTTATTAGATACATATACAGATTTTATAATAGCTACAGCAGATGTGGATATAGTTAAAACAGTTGTCATAGCTGTTCCATCTAATATTTTAGATGCATTTTTATATTGTATGCTCATGATAAAAAGTAATTAAAAGTATCTAATTCGTTTTTTAAGTCTTGTTGAAAAGAAAAATTAAGTTGTTGCTTCATTGTATTTAAAGACTCCATAATTTGTCTTTGATTATCTACATCATACTCTTCTTTTGGTTCAGGTATGTAATTAGTAATCTTAGCCATTACCTACCACCATAGTTTCTTTCGTTAGCTGTACCTTTACCAGAAACTCCACCTGATTGTTTTTCAAATGCCATACCTGGTCCACTAAAAGTAGATTTACCAATACTAGATAAACTTTCTCCTCTATCAGCTCTATCTTGCATTTCTGCTCTTTGTAAGTTTCTTAGTTCGGCTATTTTTGCTCTACTAGCATCTGTTTGTGGTGCTTTTCTTCCTATTATATTTTCAATTCTTCTTTGCATAGCGTCTGCTAATCCATAGCTAGTTGGTTTACCAAATCTACCGCCCGTAATAAAATTTAAAAAACCACCAGATACAGGGTTGTAGCCTTTCATAATACCTGAAGCAACTTGACCTGTAGGTGTTAAACCATACTGACTTCCATAAAAATTTTTCATACCAATAGATTCAGGGGATTGTTTAGGTAAAAAATTTGCTAGATTACTACCAGGAATTAAAAATTTAATTAATTTCATAATACCACTTTCTTGATTTTTATTAACCGCATCTATATACTCTTGACTTTGTTCATCATTAGTTGTCTCGTCTATTATAGACATGTCACTTACACCTTTAAATTTATTCATATCTAATGGTGCCTTTTGCATGATGTTTTTTGTAGGAAATATACTTTGAAATCTTCTTGGATCAGGGGGTAAAATACTTTCAGCCATAGTCTCCTCTAAAGTCATAGGTACATTTATATTTTTAGGTTCTTGATTAATTTGATTTACAAGATCTAGTTGACTTGTTTCATAAGCAGGTACCATGATACCTTGTTGCTGGTTTACAGGTACAATTGAAATTGTTCCATCAGGGTTTACTATAGGTTGATATTCCATTATCTTCGTCCGTCTGGTTGTGCATCTAATCTAAGTGTGCCATATCTCCATGACTCACCTACTGCTGTGTTGGCTATTTGAACAGAAACCAATCTGCCCCTTGCTCTTGTATCTACCTTATCAGTAGAAGAGGTTATTGTAAAGGGTCCAAGTGGAGAGCTAACAGCTACGTCATCTGGATAACTGCTTACGAATAACGTTACTTGAGCATCACCTGTTTGGTATTTAAAATCAGGTATAAATCGTTTTACAGACATAAAGAATTCTCCATCACCTCTATAATCAGCAACCCCTGTTGCCTGACCCAAGGCGCTCTTACGTGAAGTAATATCCCAATCTCCAGATCTAATAAATGCATTAATAGAAGTTGTGCCTGTGCTGTTAACTTGATCGGTTCCTACTTCATGAGCATAGTAAATACTAGCTCCATATAAATTTGTAATGCCTAATATATCTGGGAATACAGGTGTAGCTGTTTTAGTATAATCTGTTGCATATGGAGCATTAAATACCCCTTGATCTTGATATGTAGTTCTAGCTAAAGATGAAGTTGTCCAAACATTTTCTGAGTAATTATAAGTTACACATCTATCAACTTGAGCAGATCCATCTTGCGGATAGAACCAATTTATTTCTGTATATAAAGTATTAGGTGAAGAATAAATAACATCTCTTGAATCTAAATTAATACCTAGATTATCTCCATCTGTACTAAATACAAAATCCTCTACAAGTGATGGTAATGATTTAACTGTACCATCATAAGCAAAAAAACCACCTTCCGCTGACATCCACCATACAGCACCATTTGCATAAGACATAGCATGTTGACCAATACATCCACAGTTGGTACCAACTTGTCTAACGGAAAAAGTAAAAGGTGGACCAACAAATTGAATTACATAAGCTGCAACATCTGTTGATACAAAAATATAATCCTTACCTTGTATAGCTGCTCTAATCTCATTACCGGTATCTAATCTAAAAGTTCCCGCAGTGTTAGTTGCTGTCGGAGCATATGTGTTTAAATCTTCTTGGTTTGAAAATCTTACAAACATAGGATCTTGTGTTGCAGCGTTACCTATGGTTGTCTCTGTCCCAAAGTGAAATAAATGTCTATCTCTATCGGATACAACAGATATTCTAGTGGCTGTTGGATTATTTGTTGTTTGAAAATTACTTGTTGATTGTGAAGCTCTTATACCTCTAGCACCTGATGCTCCAGAGTTCCAAGTAAAAGTTTTCCCATTAAATATTGTAGCAACCAATACTTCTCCAAAGTTATCAAGACTCCAGTTTCCTGGGTCAAGAATCACATCACTAGTTGCACTTTCAGTTCCCCATGTGCTAGATCCCCACAAATCCGTACCCCAACCATAACCAGCAGTTTGAAAAGTAGGACCCACTTCAACATAAGGATTAACAGTTGCAGCACCAGCTGCAGTCATACCTGATCCTCCTTCAGCTCTTACAGCTTGCACTGTAAATTTATCTACATCCGGAACAGTTAAAATTTCATAGACCACTTCTAATTCTGCAGGTGTAAAATCTGATGCACCTGTAACAGTTACACTTGATAGAGTCACATATCTTCCTTTGGCTAAACCATGAGATCCTTTATTTATAGTTATAGTATTTGAACTAGTAACAGTTGTTAATGTACATCCTGTAATAGCTGTATCTAATGGAGTAATGTCAAAAAAATCATTACCATAATATAAAAACAAACCTTGAGACGTTCCAATAGCTGTGTATTTTTCACCTGCAAAAGAAGTAAAAGCGTGTTGTTTTCTAGCTGCTCCTGGTAAAGTTTTTGAGGCAGCTGTTAATTGACTCCAACCACCTATCTTTTCAGGCAATCCATATCTAAATCTAACAAAATCACCATCTGTCCATTGACCTTCGGCCCCTGATTCGGTGTCTTGTTTGTTAAATCCAGGCTTGAAATTTAATTTTTGTAGCATATAGTAGCTTATATATTAGTTTTATAAAGAATGAAAGTAACAATATAATGAGATTAGCTTATTCAATACCTAATAAATTATGGTGGATTCATGATTTTTTATCTCTTGATATATATAAAGGTATTCATGATGCTATCATAAAAGAAAGAAAAGATATTAATTTACATAATACAAAAGGGTTATGGGATGAAAATTTAATTTCACATATTAAAGCTCCGGATAGAGTAGTGGGTGTATCAAGTTATCCTCCTTTTCTAAAATTAGCAACTTTAATTAAACATAATCAATTTCTTTCTATGGATAATGTTAAAAAAATTACAGCTAATATTCACTACATGAAAAAAGATACAGGTATTCAATGGCACAATGATGGTAAGTGGAAATATGGAGCAACTTATTATATTAATAGAAGATGGAACAAAAATTTTGGTGGGGAGTTCATGTTTAGTGATGACTTAGGACATGGTTTTTTACCTTTTGTAGGTAATTCTTTAGTCGTAGTTAAGTCAATAGAACATAAAGTTAATCCAGTTAGATCAAATGTAATGCCTCGTATAACTGTACAAATGTTTATGGAATAAAATAAAAAAAGTGTGATATGGCCTACAATTATAAAATAACTGATTTAAAATTTCGTATTAATAAATTAATTCCACAAGATAAATGTAAATTTTTAATTAGTATTTTTGAAAAATATAAAAACCTAAGTCATAGTGAAGAAAGTTACAAATTTAAAACTAATAAAGTTGAACAAGATAATTTTTTATGTTTAAATTTATCTATGATCGATAACCCAAATCAAGATATTAAAAAAGCATTAACAATAGCAAAAGAATATTTAACAATAATGATTTTTAATTATGTAAATTATATAAAAGTTAAAAAAATATGTCCTTTTTTTAATGATGCTTACATTAATTCAAGTAGTAATATACGAATACTTAAATATGAAACAGGTCAATCTATAGCAGATCATTCTGATGTTGATTATAAAACAAGAGCATCTTGTACTTTAAATTTAAATGAAGACTATGAAGGTGGTGAATTTAGCTTCTTTAATGGTCAAATAAAAGAAACCTTTAAAACAGGAGATGGTATGATATTTCCTGCTGAACCTATATGGATTCATGGTACAGAACCTATAACTAAAGGAACTCGGTATACCATTAATTGTTTTTTACACTCTGCGGAAATAAAATGATTAGCATTAATATTAAAAATAATAAATTAAGTGAAGAAAGAAATTCTATTACGGTTACCTATCCGAGAACTGTAAGTTTAATATTTGGTCACTATCCATATATTGAAGACATTCACAATTTAATGATTGATATAAAAAACAACGTTGATGTAAAAATGAAAAATTATACTAATGTCAAAGGTGGAATGACAAGTTGGACCCACTTCTTAGATAAACCATTATTTAGTAAATTTTTAACTTTTATAATTAATAAACATCAAATTACTCATCCTCATTTATTTCAGTATTTTTATGAAAAGAATTATGTGAATGATGCTTGGGGAAATGAAATTAAAACAGGAGATAGACTAAACTATCATGTTCATCATCACCATCATGGTATTCTTTATTTAACAGAAGGTTGCGATTTAATTTTACCTGAACTAAATATTAAAATTACTCCTCAACCAGGGGATTATTATATATTTCCGCCACATGTTCGACATGGCTTTGAAGAATACACTGGAAAAAATAATAGATATAGCTTAGTATTTGATTTTGATCAAAGAAAGGGTTTTGATTTCGAAAAAAAACAGAATGATTATTTACAATTACAAAACAGAAAAAAAAGTTAGTCCAATGGCTCCTAATTTTTCGTTTAAGATGGCGGAAGATATGATTCATATTGATTTAAATAAATTTAAATTATTTTTTTTAGATAAAGAAAAAGAACTTTTAAATAAATATGATGCTTACGATGATGGAGCAACAGGTTTAGGAAATAATAGTGTTACTTCAAGATATGCTAATTATAATTTGTTAAACTTCCCTGAAATGTTTTTCTTAAAAAAAATTATCGAAGATAAACATAAAATATTTTTAAAACAATTAAATATAAAAATAGAAGAACCCTATTATATATTGTGCTGGTTTAATGTTTTAAGAAAAGGAGAATCTATAAAAAAACATTATCATAGTAAACTGGAAGAAGGATATTCTTTTTTAAGTGGACATATATGTGTAAATGCAAAAAATAGTTCTACTTATTATGAGCCACCTTTTTTTAATGGATGCATTGAAATTAAAAATCAAAATAATCAAATTGTATTTTTTCCAAGTTGGCTAGATCACTATACTAGTAAAGTGGATAAAGACTATGACAGAATAACAGTTGCATTTGATATAATTTACCAACAATATAAACCAACATTTGACCCTAAAAACGAATTAAAAAAATGGATTAAATTAAATGGATAAAACAGTTCAAATAGAAAATTTTATTGGTGTATATGACAATTTTATCATGCCCGATGATTGTCAGAAAGCTATAGATTTTTATGAAAGAAGAGTAAAATTTAATGAAACAATTAACAGAACTGATTTTGAAAAAGCAGGGACGTTAACAAAACAAGATCAACAATTTTTTGCTAATGAACATAATATAGATTTATGGTGGGAAGAATTAAAAACTATGATGATGAATTTTGATATTGCTTTTCAAAATTATTTAACTCAAACAGGTGCAAAACAAGCTTATGGACAAGATAAATTTTTTTATACTTGTTTAAAAATTCAAAAAACCTTACGTACTGAAGGTTATCATACATGGCATATAGAACACGGAAAAGGACATGACAATGAACCTAGAGCTTTTGTTTTTACTATTTATTTAAATGATGTAAAAGATGGTGGAGAAACCGAGTTTTTACATTTTTCAAAAAGAGTTCAACCTAAAACAGGTAGACTAGTTATATGGCCTGCTGGTTTTCCATACGTACACAGAGGTAATCCACCTTTATCAGGTGACGGTAAATATATATTAACTTCTTGGATGATGTTACGATGAGTATGATGTAGGTCTTGCACCTTTTCTAGCTATTTGATCAGATTCACTTTCAGTAGAAGCAACTGTTCCATCATTATTATATGTAGTAATAACATCTGCATCCCAATTAGCTTGTAATTGTGCTAAATGAGCAGCATCCCACCCATCTATAAAAGGTTGAAAATCACCTAAGTTTGCTGCTGCAAGACTTGAGTGAGGAGTGTCATCTCTATATTCCACTTGATCACTTTCAACTGTATTTTCATATTGAATTGCCCAAATGTTAGAATATTTACTTTGGCTCCAAAGTGAATCATTATTAACAACGTAACCTAAGCCGTCACTTGCACCTTCGTCATAATTTTTAACAATCATCTTGTCGTCAAATACTATTACCCATTTTCCATTTGTTGCCATAACTTCTCCTAAGTTTTTATAATATAAATAATTGTTAAATAAGGTTGTAAAACTGATGGGTTAGATGCAGTTCCGCTAAAGGTTGCACTCATGTTATGTGAGTGACCAGAACCAGAACCTGTACTACCTGTATTAGTTGTGTTAGCTCCAGCTGCTGCTTGTGGTTGTGGAAAACCTGCTCCATTTTGACAACCCGCACTGTGACTGTGTGATGCTAATTGAGCAGTTGATAAAGTTGCGTTAGCTGTTGAACCACCAACATTCCCTGCAGGTGTTACTGATACAGTGTTTGCTCCACCAGTTGAAGCTAAAGCTTTATTATTAGATTTTCCAACCGCTACATTGTCTGCTAAATTAGGAACATTAAACGTAGATGCGCCATCTCCAACTCCGTAAGTTGTACTTACGATTGCAAATAAAGCTGCATAAGTTGATCTTGAAACTGCTTGACCATTACACTCTAAAAAACCTGTTGGCACTGAAGCAGAAGACCACGGCACAATAGTCGCTGTAGGAATTCCCTCGATACCTGTAAGGTTTGCTCCTGAAAAATCGTATTTTGTTGCTTCGTAATTTGACATATTAT